CTGCTTTGTTCTGATACCCTTTCTTACCCATCCACTGAGCAATGATGCCAGCAGTCAAAGGAGTGGAGAAAGAGGTACCTTGAATGCAAGTATAATAGGAACTACCAATAGAGTTGTAGGGACTATTGCTGTTCCAGAAATATTGAGGAATGTAGATAGATTCGCCAGGTGCACTGGTGGTTACACCAGAACCATAGTTACTGAATGTCGAGAAAGTATTAATATATCCAGTAGCACCGACAGAAATCTTGTCGCTGATGCCTTCCATATTATACTGATAGTCTTGTGGACAAGCAGTACGAGGACCAGGGCAGAACTTTGCTTGGAATCCACCATACTTGGTGTTATATCCAAAACCGTTACCTGCAGAGCGAACAAGAGTAATACCTTGTTCAACTACGTAACCTTCATAGTCATCCATTGCAGTGTCTGCCTCATAGGCACCACTGTCAAATCCAGGTTCGTTCTGCGGAACATAACGATAAACCTCAGAAGGAATACCAACACCAACAGATGCGTTGATAATTGCAGGACGACCATTGCCCTTGTAATTGGGGTGGTTGGGATCGTTATGGTTAACAACCGCTAACAATGCATTAACATATGCAGATAAGGTACCAGAGTTACCAGCACCAAAAATCTTCAGAGCATAGAATCTTGCTTTGTGTGCGAGACCGTGCTGCAAACCACCAACACAAATGGCACACTGGGTGCCGTGCCCGTTGTTATCTTCGTTAGAGTTTGTTTCGCCATTAACAGTATACCCAGAATTAAATCCAGGAACCTCATAAACACGATAGTTTGCCTGTTCAGTAGCACCGTTCAGATCAGAAACGTGATCAGGGTGATACAGTTCAGGGTGAAGATTGGCACCAGTTGCACTAGTAGGTCTGGAAGCACCACGAATACCAGTATCTAAAACATATACATCAACACCATCACCATCTTCAGTATAAGAATACAGACCATAATCAAGAGCATTAGTCTGCTGAGTTAGTCTTCCAAGATACCACTTGGAAAACATAGTGATACGACCACAAACGGTAGAGTTAGGAAACTCATCATCTTGTGTACCAACGTTTGAGGTCTCACCAGCGTAAATAAACAACTGCTTCGGAGTTGTTTGCGTAATATCAATCTCAACTTTTGCACCAGAAGTACCAGGAGAACCAGTGCGGGTAACACCAGTAGTATACTCAGTACCACCATTGTGGGTACCATCAGGAGTTGTACTAAATCTAGGGGTATAACCGAAAGTAGTAGAGGAGGATACATCCAAAACCACTTTGTGACCTGGCATCACATAAGTAATTTGCGGGTTTTGGTAGATCCCATTGTAGTAAAACTTAGGACCGTTGGCAGTATTGGTTACAGTGACTGTAAGACTGTAAAGGGTACCAGCACCAACGCTGAAGGGAATAACGTTACCGTAATCAGAGGGTTTGATCTGCTGTTGCAGAAGATTATTGTCATCGCCAGCAACAGATACTGCAGATGCAGCATCAGCACGAGAGGTCTCTAAAAGAGTAGTAGCTCCAACATCTTCAATACCAAGTTCTTCGGCAGTTGGATCTTCACCTTTCAGTTCTCTGTCCCAAATGGCAGAGGTTACCTCAGGAAACTCATCACTTTTTAATACGGTAATGAAGTTATCGTCTTTAGAGGCGAAATCAAGAAAAATAGTCTTGAATGGTGTTAGTTCCGAGGTCGTATCTAACGTCGTAAAGCGTTGTTTCGCTCTTTCGATAACAGCGCTGATCTGAGTTGCGTTAGATACCCTCGCAATAATTCTATTGCTCATTACCCGAATGAATACAGTACTTTCCCTGACCTTATTTATGACATCTCTGATCTATGTCGCATCAAATCCATACCTTGTTCATTGAGAGGTGAGTATAAACAATGATATTCATCCTCATACTCCGTGCAATTAGGATGCTTCTCAATTAGTGCCTCTTTCGCTCGGCAATTTTGATACCAAAGATTCCGATCTATTTGGTCGCGAAACCAAGATTGAGACCACCAAATACATACTTTTCTGCATCCTGAGGTAATTTTATTAACACGATGTCTCGTTCCTGTTGGATAGGAAATTGCCCATCCTTTGGGTAACTTATATTCTAGGGTTTCTGTCCCCATCATCAAACAGAGTTCCCCTCCTTCGTATTCGTCAGGATCGTTTAAAAAGAGGGTTGTACTATAGTCACTACGAATACCATTCATATATGCACTGTCAACGTGTTCCGCATAGTGCATTCCTTCTTCGTACTTAGTAAATAGCGGAGGAGACATATGCCTAACAGACATATAAGATACTACCTCCTTCTTTTCACCTAAACAATCAAAAATTAACTTCCAAGCATCATCTGCAGTATCATCTGTTATCTGCTCATTATCTTTTTGTTTTTTATTTGAAGATCCAGTATGTTTACCATCAATCCAAATACCTGTGTTCAAAATGTCGAGCAGATTTTTGCAGCGAACACCATTCACCAGTTCATAACGAAAAAACATATTTAGGCAACAAAATTAGGGTCGTCGGGACTTACAGGAAAACCTGGCCACGTATCGGGATTGTATGGATCATCTAATAAACTAGGGAAGTCACGTAGTTGTTGTCTATACGATCTCCACTTAGCTTTGTCTTCATCAGACAGTTGACAATCAGGAAGTTGTGTCCAGTCGCATCTTTTAAGTTTTAGTTTACGCTCACTTCTAACTTCAGCAATCGACATCGGAACACCAGCATATTTAAGAGAAAATGCCTCTAAGTCAGCTGTTTCCTGTGCAATTTGTTTTGCGACTGCTTCATCTTCGTCTTCCTTAGCTTTCTGATATTTGTCAACCAGATCACGTGCTACTTTCGCTACCTTCTTCGCTTCAGATAAACTTTCGGGTTTCGATTCGTTGTAATGACGAGGAAGTACACCCGTATAGTCTGTCTTTTCTACAGCGTAAGAATCAGGATTTTCCCAGAAATATAATCGGTTAAGTTGATCTACATCAGGAATATGCCACGAACCTGTGATGGCAGGCATAATAACGCTATTCCATTCCGATTCTTCAATATCGTGCGTGATCACACCATCAGCGTGTCCACGGGCAATTCTTTTCAGATCAACCCACAGGATGACATATGCGTCATTAAAATCTCTTGCCATTGTCTTAAGCGTTTAAGTGATACCAACCTGTCAAAATATATTTATCTCCCTTGAAAAGCAAGTTTCCTCGATGAGTATGTGTAAAACTTGCTGGCCAAATAGTTACAGTTCCTTTTGTAGGATTAATCCTACGTTTTTGATAAAAGAACTCAGTCTCGCCACCATCTTCAGGAGGAATATCATTCAGATAAATTGCCCACACAAGCATTCTATGGCAATGTTGTAAACCACCTGCCTCATAGTGCCATACGTGATAACCACCACCAGCTGGAGTATGCTGAAATTTAACAGCATTGGACATCAAAGACTCGTGAGAAATTTGCCCATACTCGTGCAAATAATGACCCAAACAAGATTGAATGTGTTGGTTACAATGAGATGTCAGATCATTATCATTATGATTTACAAGAATTTGTGTATCTTGACGCCCTGACGAACCGTTAGGAAACTGGTGACGACCATCTCCTAAGTTAGTATATGATGCTGAACTTGGATCTCTCTGACGATTATACCACTCAATGTACTTATCACAAACAGATGCTGACATAAAGTTTGGCCAGACACCAATCCAATCAGAAAAAGATGCCTTGGTGACATTTTCATCCAACATTAATTCCAAAGGTCGGAATGGAATACATTCCGTTTCACTAGTCATTTGCATTAGTTATCAGGGATATATTGAAGTTCCACACTCATCAAAAGTTCCAATTAAACCACCCTTAGCAGCAAATACTGCCAAGGCATTACTAGAATTAAATCCAATACCATTTGCATCATTGGAGATTGCAGTATTCAGATCAGAAAGACTAGTCATAGTTGCGGTATTGATGAACGCATTTACCCATCCATCAAAAGCGGTGTCGTGTGGCAATGTCGATAGTATATTAGCATAAGATGTATGCACTTGTCCAAACACTTGTCCATATGTGATGGAACCCTTAGCAATTTGCGAAGTATAAGCAGTGCTGTAATTACTGGAATCCTCAACAAAATTAAGGGTTTATTGATCGCCATTTGCAAATGATTGATACCCAGCCTTAGTAGTAGCATAACCATTAGCAGTCGTACCAGTTCCAGGAACACAAACAACAGTCACATTAGCACTAGCGTCATCCTCACCAGCAGCATTTTCAACCGTAATTGTATAATTTGTAGTGGTGGTAGGAGATACTGTTGTACTACCAGAAGTTGTTGTTGCTCCAAAATTAGAACTTTTGACACCAGTTGCTCCAGTAGAACTCCAAGTCAAGGTAGAGGAAGTAACCTGAGGACTTGAACCGCCACCAATATTCAATGTCGTGGGACTAGCAGTCAAAGTAACTGCTGGAGGTTGAAGTACACTAACTGTTACACTATTCGTAGCCGTCACGCCAGAAGCATTAGTTGCAGTTATAGTATAAACTGTAGTGGCAGTAGGGTATACAACAGTAGTACCAGACAGATCTGTCAAGGCATTCCAAGTAGCATCAGTAGGTGCGGAACTGAATGCAACA